ATTCTGCGATATCGCCCACGATCCGTCGGCATACCTCGGTATCACAACCGAGCCTCGCTGATATCCCGGCGAAGGGCCGCAACGAGCCGAGACTGATGACACCGGGCGTGGGGGCGGAAACGTTCGGCCCCGAGGTCGCACGGTGGGCGAAGCGCCACATGCCTCACGCCCCGATGCGCTGGAACCGAGCGGCCTGGTCGCACCTGCTGAGTCACGACCACGGCAAGCTCAGTCACCGGCAAGGTCTGATCTCGGTCGCTCGGCAGAACTCCAAGACCACGGCGGCGGAAGCGCTCGTCGGGTGGTGGATGACCGACCACGCCGACCGGGTGGGGCCGCAGACGGTGCTGTGGCTGTCGCACGACCTCCGGCTGAGCGAGCAGGTGTTCTCGTTCCTGGCCCGTGTGCTGGAGCACCGCATCACCTACGTCACCTACAGCTTCGGACGGCAGCGCTTCACGCTCGACAACGGCTCCACGTTCGCGATCACCTCCAACACGATCAACGCAGGGCACGGCTGGAGCATCGACCTGTGCGTTGCCGACGAGGCGTGGCGGGTCAAGTCGCTGGCGATCTCGCAAGGCATCCAACCGGCGATGCGTGCCCGCCCGATGACGTTCCTGCTGCTGATCTCCTCGGCTGGTGACGAGGACAGCGACCTGCTCCGGCTGTGGCGTGAGCGCGGCCTGTCGATCATCGAGAGCGGCGAGCCATCGGCGCTGGCGTTCATGGAGTGGTCGATGCCTCCGGCTGCCGACTGGCACGATCCCAAGTGGTGGGCCTGGCCCAACCCGTGCCTCGGTGTCACACTCACGCCCGAGACGTTGCTGAGCGAGTTCCACTCACCCGATCGAGGGGCCTACTTGCGCTCGGCGCTCAACGTCTGGACATCGTCGGAGGCGGGATGGCTCCAGCCTGGTGTCTGGGACGGCTGCGCCGCTCGCTCGATGCCCGATCCCAAGGGTGGCGTGCTGGCGTGCGAGATCAGCCAGGGTGGTGAGCGCTTCTACGGCGTGCGGGCCTGGAGCCACAACGGCATCGTCTACTGCCAGCCCGAGATCGTGTGCGAAGACGAGGATCAGTTCTGGACCGCCTGTGATACCGCCTACGGCACGATCGACCACCTGGCGATCACACCGACGCTGGAGCCGCACATGCCGACCTCGATGGCACGCAAGAGCGTGGTCGTGGGCATGAAGGAACTCGCTCGCTCGGTGCCGCTCGTTCGCAGCATGATCCTCGCCGGTCAGATCGCTCACGCACCGAGCGTGATGTTCGATGAGCACGTCGGGCGAGCCGTCGCCACCAAGACAGCGGGCCTCTCGACTGCTCACTCCTCCGGCTCGATCGAACTCGCCCGGTGCCTTGTCTGGTCGGCCTCGATGTCATCGCGGCCACAGAGCAACCGCAAGCCGGGACTCGCCGTCGCTCGATAGTTGTTGTGATACCAGTCTATGCCTGGGGCATAGTGGGGTATCCAGGGGAACACTGCTTGCTCCATAGGCTGGTATCGGGAGAACATTGATTCGGCTGTGCTGCGCCGCTGCCGAATCTCCAGAGAGAACGGCTGAGTGTTTACGTGCGGCGCTCCAGGCCCCAAACTCCCGCCTATGGCAACAAAGCGAGCCGATTCGCACTCCGAGGACGATGCTGAAAGCCCCGCAGAGGCCCCTGTAGCCCCGTCTAAGGCCCGAAAGGCGTTCCTGGCGGGGGAAATGCGCTGGAACGAGTACATCGAAGCTGAGAACGCGTCCAAGTGAGCAAGTGGGGACGTCCGAAGCCGTCGATCGAGGCCGCTGGCAAGGTCGAACTCGCCAACGTCAGCAACGTGCGCCCATCGACGTGGGGCGTGGGCATCTCCCGGCTCGCTCCGGCTGCCTTCGACTTCGCACCGCCGATCGACATCTACTCCCGAGAGGGAGCGATGGCGGTGCCCACGATCAGTCGTGCTCGGGACTTGCTCTGCACCTCGGTCGGTGCCCTGCCAATCACGCTGTGGACCGCCAGCTTCGACGCCACGACCAGTGAGCCGATCGAGAAGCGCCTGCCTCCGGCACAGTGGATGCTGCGACCCGATCCCAATCGCACCCGTCAGTTCCAGTTGGCGTGGACCGTTGACGATCTGCTCTTCAACGGGCGCGCCTATTGGCACATCACCGATCGCTACGCCTCGGGCTACCCGTCCAAGTTCCGCTGGCTGCCCTTCAACGACGTCCACGTCGGCACCGATGGCCGGGTCAACTATCTCAGCCAGCAACTCAACTCCGACGACATCGTGGAGTTCCTCTCGCCGCTCGACTCGCTGCTCTCGATCGGCTGGCGTGCGATCACAATCGCCAACAACCTCGACAACGCCGCCGAGCGCTTCAGCACCGTCGAGTTGCCAGCCGGATGGCTGGAGCAGACCGAGAACTCCGAGCCGCTGACCGGCGAAGAGCTTGCCGAGATCGCCTCCGACTTCCAGGCCGCTCGCAACAGCCGCACGGTCGCCGCCCTCAACCCGTTCTTGAAGTGGCGTGAGTCGTTGATGGACCCGCAGCGGTTGCAGCTTGCCGAGGCCCGTGAGCACCAGGCGCTGGAACTCGCACGGCTGTGCAACATCCCGGCCTATCTCGTCGGCGCACCAGTTGCGGGCATGACCTACAGCAACTCGGCGCAAGCCAAGGCCGACCTGATCGACTTCGGCTCGCTGCCCTATGTGCAGTGCATCGAGCAGACGCTCTCCGGCCCGAATGTGACACCGCTCGGTCAGTTCGTGCGGCTCGACACCAACGTCTGGCTCCGCAACCCGTTGGTGTCCAACCAGAACGCCTCACCGAACGACGCACAGATCGCATTCAACGATCAGCCGCAACCGCAGCAGCAGCCGCAACCGCCAGCCAACCCGCCCGGTCGGCCACGCCAGTTCGACAACCAGAACGCAAGGAGTGCGCCGTGATCTTCGCAACCTTCCACGATCCCAATGCGATCATCGAGTGCGAACTCGCTGACGGCGTCGAGCAGTCACGCACGATCCGAGGCATGGCGGTGCCGTGGGGTCAAGTCGGGGTAGTCAGTGACGGGCGCAAGGTGCGCTTCCACCCTGGCAGCCTTCCGAGCGATGCGGCCCCGATCGTGACCTTGGGTCACAACGGTCCTGCGATCGGGGTCGCTCGCAACAATGTCGATGACGGCACCGGTATGCGGACCACCGTCAAAGTCTCACGCGTTCCTGACGGAGACAACGCCTTGGTGCTCGCCGCCGATGGTGTGTTGGGGATGTTCTCAGTGGGAGCGGAGCCGACTCAGTTCGACTTCGACGCCGAAGGCGTGCTCAACGTGCATGCGGCTGATTGGCAACACCTTGCACTCCTGCCCTTCGGGGCTTTCACCGATGCCCGTGTCGATTCCGTCGCGGCCTCACCTCCACAAGGAGATACTCCAATGCCAACCGAAGCCGTCATCGCTGACGCTCCTGCCGTCGAAGTGGCGGCGGCGGCACCGCAGCCTCCCGCTTCCATCCCGATCACGACCACGCCTCGGCCCACGCAGCCACTCACGCTGCACGCCGTCGCCTCGCTGATCGCCCAAGCCAACCGTGGCGAGATCAGCGGCGAAGCCGTCAAGGCCACGATCCAGGCGGCGCTCGCCAACGTCACCACGACCAACGTCGGTGCCGTCGTGCAGCCCGCCTACCGGGCCGAGATCAACGGCCTGATCGACCACGGCTCGCCGTTCACGGCGGCGTTGTCACAGTCGCCACTCCCGGCTGCCGGGATGGCGATCGAATATCCCGAGTGGGTGACGCTGCCGACAACCGGCATCCAGGCCACGGAGAAGACGGCGATCACCTCGACCGCTGTGACGATGACGATGAAGTCGGCCCCGGTCGTCACCATCGCTGGCGGCAACGACCTCTCGCTCCAGTCGATCGAGCGCTCCAGCCCGAGCTTCTTGGAGGCGTACATCAAGGCCGCTTCGGTGGACTGGGCACGCAAGGCCGAGGCGTATGCGGTCAGCCGCATCCTCGCTGGCGCTGTTGCGGCGACACCGGGTGCGACCTTCCTCGCCAACATCCAGGCGCTGCTCGCCGCCCTCGATCCGACGCTCACGCCTCCCGGCCCGCTGTTCGTGGCGATGGCGTGGGATGTCGCGCTGCCATTGATCGGCGTCAAGGCCGTCGATGGTCCGGCGTTCTGGGACGGCAAGATCAGCTTCGGCAACGCAGGCATCGAGGTCCAGGCCGATGGCCTCAACATGTTCGTGGACCCGAACCTGTCGAGCGGCGTGATGATCGCCGGTTCCAAGAACGGCGCGACCTGGCACCAGCAGGGACCCGCCGACATCCGTGTGGTCGATGTCAGCCTCTTGGGGTTGGACGTCGGCGTCTATGGCTACGCCTGCGCCACCGTCGAATATCCCAAGGCGTTCAGCACGATGGACATCAACGGCTGATGAGTTGGGTCAGCGTCGATGCAGTGGCCGAGGCGATCGGGGCCACGGCCACCGATCCCTTCCTCGTTCGCTGCACCGACGCTGCCAACGCCTGGGCCTACCGCCGTCGCAAGCAAGCGGGCTACACCGACGACTCCAACCAGTCACCGGGGCCTGACGCCGACCTCGGTGTGATCACCTACGCCACTGTGCTCTTCCGAGAGCGCGGTGCCGTGGACGCCTACGCCAGCTTCGATGAGTTCGCCACCGGCACGGTGCCGTCGTCCTCGATCACGCAGTGCCTGCGCCTGCTCGGCATCCCACGCCCGATGGTCGATCGCCTCGATTCTGACCGGGATATGGCGTGGCGTTACCGCCACGGATACACGGGTATCCGGTGAGCAACCTCAACGACGAGCGGGCGGTGATCGCCGGGAAGCTCAACGCCGCTGGCGTTGTCGCCTCCGTCGATCCACAGGTGCAACTCCCTGCTGTTCTGGTCGCCGCTCCCTCCGTCCTTGTCTCGGAGGGAGTCGGCGGCTGGAGCACCGAGTATCCGATCCAGGTGATGGGCACGCCACCCGGCGACCTGCCGTCGCTGGAGTGGATGCTCGACGCCCTGGAGAAGGTGCTCACCGTCTACTTCGGCCCAGCAGTGCCTCGCAACGTCGAGCACCTCGGCCAAACCGTGCCCGCCTACATCGTCACCGTCACCCGCTCAATCTCGAATCCCAACTGCTAGGAGTAACACAACATGGCCCGCGAAGTCATCGTCCTCAACAACCCGACCTTCAAGGTTGCCGACACCGAGGCGGGACTCGCTGCTGGTTCCGGCTACGAGTGCCAGATCACGTCGGCAGTGATCACCGCCCAGCCGGTGTTCAACACGATCCCGAGCACAGGTTGCGCTCCGGCATCGCAGTCGCCTGGCCGCACCGGCTACCAGATCGACCTGGCGTGGCTCCAAGACTGGACCTCGCCCGGTGGTGGCCTCTCCGGCTACGCCTTCCAGAACGACGGCCAGAGCAAGTGGTTTGAGTTGGTGCCCGACTCGACCCAGCCTGGCGTCAAGGCGACCGGCCAGGCGTACGTCGTCTCCGGTGGCCTCGGCGGAACGTTCGGTGATGGTTCGGCTGCGGCCACCACATCGACCTGGCCGTGCCTCGACAAGCCCGACATCACGACGCCTGCGTGAGGCGTGAGTGTTGCCGAACTCCGGCGCACTCTCGCTCTCCTCAACGAGGTGCCTGAGCAAGCGCTGACTGCCGCCTGCAAAGCGATCGAAACGGTCGCCGCCCAGGAGGGCGGCACTGTCGTGCTCGGGCGCAAGCGGCGTCGGGTCAAGCTCAAGGCGATCACTCGCATCAAGGGCAGTGGTAACTCAATCACCGCAACCGTGTGGGGCGTGCCCACCGGGCCGTGGGTGTGGAAGAACACCGGCACGGCGGGCCACTCGATCCCGAAGCGCAAGCCGACACCGAAGCGACCACGCCCGATGCACGGTGACGGCTACGCCCACCCGGTCAGCAACAAGCAGATTCACCATCCCGGCTCCTCCGGCCACGGTGCATGGCGCACCGTTGTGTCACGCGCCGAGAAGATCGTGCCCGACTACATCGGCAAGGCGATCCATGAGGCGGTGAGCCGTGGCTGAGAAGATCAAGGTCGATATCGCTGCGTCCTACGACGACAAGGACGCCAAGAAGGCACTCGCTGACGCCGAGAAGATCGACGGCCTCAAGCCCGAGATGGAGATCAGCGCCGATGTCGATCGTGCGCTCGCCGCCTTCGATGAGGTCGTGGCCGAGACGAAGCGTGTGCAGGTCGCCGCCGATGCACTCAGTCAGGCGCTCGGACCCGAACTGACGGCCAAGGCCGATCCCACGGCGATCGTGCAAGACCTGCAGAAGATGGGCCTCACGCTCGATGACATCACGGCCAACGCCGACAAGCTCGGCAACAAGCTCAAGGAAGTCTCCGACACCGACGTAGGCGGCAAGCTCGGTGCCAACCTCGGCACCACTCGCGGCAAGCTCGATGAGGTCAACAAGTCGGCAGAGTCGTCTCGCAGTGCGCTCGCCAACATGGTGGGTAACTCAGCGCAAGACATGGGTGCGCTCGGCGGCATCGCCGGATCGAGCGGTGTCGCCATCGGCCAGATGGCCGAGTACGCCTCCGACGCAGCGCTGGCCGGTGAGGGCCTCGGCTCGGCGCTGGCCTCGATGGCTGCCGTCGCCGGACCGATCGCAGCGATGGCGCTGGCGATCCAAGGCGTCAGCAGCATCCTCAACGCGATGAAGCAGGGCCAGGCTGCTCAGAAGGCGTTTGACACCGAGCAGGTCAAGCAGTTCACCGACGCCATCGAGGAAGGCGACCAGGCCACTCAGCACTACCAGGACACGCTCAAGAAGACCGGCCAGGTGCTCGCTGACACCGGCATCAAGGCGGGTCCGGCGTGGACGAAGATTCTGCCCGGTGTGGACAAGCTCACCGAGTCGCTCGGGCTGTGGGGCAAGTTCGGGGACAAGATCGAGGACATCCTGCCGAAGCTCAACAAGGCGGGTATCTCATCGCAGTCGTGGACCGACATCGTCACTGCCGGAGCCGACAAGCAGGTCGGTGCGATGGATGCGCTGCGCTCGGCGCTCGACAAGACCAACCTCTCCGACGACGAGCGCCACGACATCTTGATCGCCGCCCGAGCGGCGCAGGACAACTACAACAACTCGGTCAGCACCGGCACCGAGATGCACAAGTTCTTCAAGGACAGCGTCGATACCAGCAACGAGGCGCTCTCGACCTATCTCGACTTTCTCTACAAGCAGGGCGCTGCCAACCGGGACGCCGCCGACGCCGCCCACCAGGAAGCTCTGGAGCGGGAGCGTAACGTCAACGCCGCCGAGCAGTTCAAGAACAAGCTCGCCGCCGTCAACGTCGAGCGGGACAAAGTCGATGCCGCTGCGGAACTGCGCCATGAGCGTGACGCCGTCGATGACGTCACCGACAGCTATCGCCGGTTGCACGACGAGATCAGCAACCAGGAGTCGGTGCTGACGCTCAAGCGTGGCTTCGAGGATGTCGAGGGCGCTGCGATCCACGCCTACGACTCAGCCGTCAAGGGCGCTGCCGATGCCGAGCAGGCGAGCGATGACGCCAAGCTCGCCGTGCTCCGGCAGAAGGACGAGGTGCTGCGCTACATCGAGACGCTCGGCAACGTGCCCAAGCAGACGACGACGGCGATCCTGGCGCTGATCGACCAGCAGAAGTACGACGCCGCACAGAAGGCGATCGAGAACCTCACCAAGCCCCGCCAGGTCGATATCACATTCAACCCTGGCGGTCGCTTCGCACCGAGGGCGATCGGTGGTGTCGGTGGCGGGCGCACGCTGCTCGGTGAAGAGGGGCCTGAGTTCGTGGACCTGCCCAACGGCAGCCGTGTGATACCGGCACCGATCACGGCGGCGATGATGCACCAGCCGTCGTCGGCTCCGATGGTCGTCAACGTCAACATGCCGAGAGGCAGCCGTGGCGTCGATGTGCTCCGGCAAGTGAGCAGTCAGGCACGGCGCAGTGGCCGTCGTTACGGAGTGCCGGTGGTGCATTATGCGCGTCGATGACCGGGCCATCCCCGACGTCTTCCTCGATCCCGTGCCGATCCTGGCCGACTGGCCGGTGCGCCCGGTGTTCGGACTCGACACCGGTCTGCCGCCGAGCTACTGGGACACGCCCGAGCAGACCTGGGACGACACCGACGCCTTCTGGGACGGCGGCTGGGCGGATGCCACCTGTGCCTTCAACGGCTGTGAGATCGACACCGGAGAGCCGGATGAGGCGGGCCTGTTCCCATCGGCGCGGTTGTTGCTGCAACTCGACAACAAGACGGGGGAGTGGTCAACGCTCAACCCCGATGGCACGACCAATCGCTTCGGTCCCGGCACCGAGATGGTCGCCTACGCCCACAACGCCGAGAGCGACTGGTGGCTGTTCCACGGCTTCATCTCTCGCTACGACCAGCGCGCCGATGACACGATCGAGGTCGAGGCGTTCGACTGCTTCAGCGACCTGGCGCAGGCGATCGGGACCTACACGCCCGGTGTCGGCGGGGAGAAGATGGGCGCACGCCTGACGGCTCTCCTGGCTGCCTCTGGCGAGTCGGCGCTCCGTCATCGCTTCGCAGTCGGTGTCGCTGCGCTCACGGCCCAGGAGACGGATGCTGCGCCCTTGGAGGAGATGCAGACGGTCGTGCTCTCCGATGGCGGCGTGCTGTTCTGTGACGCCGATGGCACGCTCGTAGCGCTCGACCGGCTGTGGCCTGCTGGCCGTGACGATCAGGTCGCCGTGCCGGTGGTCAGTGCCAACGTCTGCACTGCCGACTTCGTGGTGTGGGATGCGACGATCTCCTCCAACGACGACTCGCTGGCCGACTACGTCTCGCTGGAGAACGTCGCCAAGTTGCGCTCGGTGGCGGGAGCGCAACCGGGATTCAAGATGGCCTTCACCGAGCAGCAGTGGACGACTCAGACCGAGGGCGACATCCTCGCCGCCTTCCTGCTGGAGCTTCAGCAACCGCGGCAACTCTCGATCGAGGAGTTCACGCTGTATCTCAACGACCCCAACCAGCCAGAGTTGTGGCGGGCGGTCGATTGGCGGCGGCTCGACCACCTCCGCTTTCTGCACAACCAGCGAGTGACCGGGGGCGGCACGCTGCGGGTCGATGTGACAGCGGTGCTCGACTCGCTCACGCATGAGATCACGCCCGAGGGCTGGAGCATGGTCGTCTCGACGGCCAAGGTGCGGGCCTTCACCGAGCCGATCTTCTACGACAGCGGCGTGATCTACAACGACACACCGCCAGAGGGGTATGGATTCTGATGGCCTCACCACCGATCACCGTTGGCGAACTGAGCGACGTCCCGGCACCGCTTTCGCCGGTCAACGCACAGTTCCACCAGGAGGTCGCCAACCGCATCGTGCATCGCTTCGGCACGGTGGCGGCGATGAACGCCTGGGCCGCAGCCAACGGCTCACTGGCATTCGTGGCACCGACGATCTACCTCCGCCAAGGCGGGACGTGGGTGGCGCTGGCACCGCAGTCCAGCGTGGACACGGTCAACACCAACCTCACGAACTCGATCAACAATGTCGCCAACTCGGCGCAGAATCAGATCAACGCCACCAACGCCAACCTCGCCACCTATCCGCAGGGGCTGCTGGCGGTGTCATACGCCGGTTTCGTTGATCTCACCACCTCGACCCAGGTCGTGTGCTCGGTGGCGTGGAACGCCGACCCCAGCCGCTGGTACCGGCTCGTCGGTGACGTGCCTCGGATCAACTCGGGAGCGGCAACGCAAGACGTGGTGTTCGTGATCGAAGATTCGGCGGGCAACGACTACCGGCTGTCGATGATTCGCTTTGTCGAGTATCCGCCGCAGGGTTTCGGGCCGATGCACATGCACCTGCTGATCAACGGCCTCTCGGGACCGCAGTCCTGGCGACTTGCGGGTAACACATCGACTGGCGGAGCGCAGATACCCGCCGGTCTTCACAACGCATCGAACGCGATGCTGAGTGTGGAAGACATGGGAGCCGTCTGATGGCAACGCCACCGATCACGATCGGCCCCTTCCCCAACGTTCCGGCTCCCGGCTCGGGCGTGCGTTCGGACTGGGCGCAACAGATCACGCACGCCGTGGTCGATGGCGATGCCGCACAGGCTGCACATATCGCAGATACTTCCGACGCTCACCACGCCAGTGCGATCGGCTTCGTGCCCACCGGCACGGTGTCAGCCACCAACGTGCAAGCGGCGATCGCTGAGGTTGCCGCTGATGCCGACGCCGGAGGCACGACGCTCGCCAACCACCTCGCTGACACGACCGACGCGCACGACGCCAGTGCGATCAGCTTCATCCCCTACGTCGATCCAGGAGGCAGCGGCAGCCACCTCGACTCGACCGACGTGCAGGCGGTGATCGAGGAACTCTCCAACCGCATCCTGGGAGGGATCAACAGGGCCGAGCGTGCAGCGCGTGGCTATGTCACTGACGTTGTCACAACGACGGCGCTGGTCGATGTGCCGACGACCGGCGACAGCATCGCTGAGGTGACGTGGCCCGCCGACTTCACCCGTCGCTACAAGGTCACTGCCGTGGTCAACTGGCTGGAGAAGACAGGCACCAGCGCCGATGTCGAGATCGCTCTGGAGACTGGTCCCGGCGTCGTGCTCACCAAGGCAAGGGTGGCGATGCCGACAGGCACCTCAGTCGGATCGGGGGCGCTGCTGGTGGTCGAACCGTCAGCGATGACCGGCACCCAGGTCCGCAGGCTGACCGTGAAGCCTTCGGCCAGCACGGTCACGGTCGGTGTCGGCGCACAGATTCTCGTTGAAGACATTGGAGCTTCGTGATGGCAACGCTCAAGGCGCACCCGACCGACCTCGACCTGGCGCTCTATGCGGGCGACGGCGTCACACTCGCCTTCACGTTCACCGATGGCAGCATCGCCTGGCCGACGACCGGTGCGTGGGCCGCTGAGATTCGCTCCTGCGAGGGCGGCGACGTGGTCACCAGCTTCACCGTCGTCAACGACGAGGTGGCTGGGGTCGTCACGCTCAGCCTCTCCGGCGACCAGGTGCGCTCGCTCGGTGAGAGCGCCGTCTACGACCTGCAGCAGATCGCTCCCGGCGCAGAGCCGAAGACGTGGTACCGGGGCCGGATCACGATCGAGGGAGACGTAACCCGTGGCTGACGTGGATGTCGATGTCGTCGTAGTGCAGCCGCAGCCGATCGTCACCACGGTCGTCGCTGGCGCTCCCGGCGCGCAAGGACCGGCTGGCCCGCAAGGTCCCGGTGGTGCTGGCTCGATCGGTCCCGCTGGGCCACAAGGACCTCCTGGTCCAGCGGGGCCGACCGGCACGCAAGGCGTGCAGGGCGTGCCGGGAACACCCGGCGCTCAAGGCTCTGTCGGCCCGCCAGGACCGGCCTCCACGGTGCCCGGTCCTCCTGGTGCCACCGGCCCAGCCGGGGCGCAAGGCTCGCAAGGTATCCAGGGTCCGAAGGGCGACCCGTCCACGGTGCCGGGGCCAGCAGGCGCACAAGGGCCGATTGGACTCACTGGCCCTGCAGGTCCGACCGGCGCAGCCTCGACCGTGCCCGGTCCCACCGGCCCACAGGGGCCGATCGGCAACACCGGGCCGCAGGGACCGACCGGCGCAACCGGTGCCGCCTCGACCGTGCCGGGACCACAGGGGCCTGCTGGAAACCAAGGTATCCAGGGACCCAAGGGTGATACCGGGGTATCGGGAGCAACAGGTGCGACCGGCGCAACCGGGCCAGCAGGTCCCGGTGTCGTTGCAGGCGGAACGACCGACCAACTGCTCGCCAAGGCGTCGGCCACGGACTTCGACACCAAGTGGGTGGCAGCGCCCAGTGGTGGTGGCGGTGGCGCAGGCAACTCGCTGGCGCTGCTCACCAACATGTGGGTGTTCAGCCCTGTGCCGCGTGATCCGAGCGCTGCCACTGCGTCGTTCGCCAACCAGTACGCCATCCCTTTGCCTTGGCAGCCTGGCAAGGCGATCAAGAACCTGGTGATCCTCGGCAACACCGACCAACTGATCTCGGCAGGCATCTACGCCGACGACAACAACTACCCCGGTGCGCTGCTCAAGTCGTTGGGCAACATCACCGCCGTGTTCAGCCGTGCGATGTTCACTGTGACACCGGCACTGACGATCAACGACGATGTCGTCTGGATCGTGTGCCGCCCGATCACAGCGATGTCAACGCAAGCCGTGATCGGCGGAATCCAGATTGGTGTCAGGGGGCTGGTCGGCCCTGACTTCGTCAGCCTCGCCCCTGTGGCCGGATACGAGCGCACGTCCACCGATTACCCCGACCCGTATCCAGCGGCTGCCACCAGCCAAGGTGCCTTCTACCCGAAGCCGGTGGACCGAGTGCCGGTGATTGCTCTCCAGGTGGCCTGATGATCATCATCGGCACTGCAGGAGTCGCACTGGTGTTGATCCTCGTCATCGCCGTGCTCTGGAAGCGTCACTGATTACCCCTTGTCTGCGACCACTAGTTGCTAGTGTGGGTATCACAACCACCAGCGTGAGGCGCATCTGACGGCGTGCCCTTTGTCTCCTCCTGGGGGACAAGAGGTCCCGAGTTCAAATCTCGGCAGCCCGACCCAACCACGGAAAACCCCTGCATAGGGGCACTTTCCTGGTGCCCCACGCTGACACAACAGCAACGGAGCACCGATGGAAATGCCTCTTGTCCACGAAGTCTGGCTCGCCAGTTTGAAGGCCGCTGGCCGCAGACCGACGACGCTCAGCAACTACCGATACGCCGTCGAGGGCCTCTCGAACTGGCGTGGTGACAACGATCTCACCGCCGTCAGCAAGTTCGAGGCGCTGCGCTACACCGCCTATCTCAACGAGACGTACATGCCCGGTGGCGTCCGCAACCGGCTCAAGGCGCTCCGCAACTTCTACTCCTGGGCGGTGCGTGAGGAGATGGCCGAGGCCAACCCCTTCATCGGGATCGTGGTCAGGATGCAGGACGAGACGCAGCCGATCGCTGAGGAGGAGGCGATCACCAAGATGCTCGCCTCGGCCAAGCGCAACCTGCGCGACCTCGCACTGCTGACGCTGATGGTGGACTCCGGCGCTCGCAAGGCCGAGGTCGCTGCGCTCACCGTGGCCGACGTCGATCTCACCAGTGGCTCGCTCCATATCCGTGTATCCAAGACACGCCCTCGCACGATCCCGCTCTCCGATCGCTCGGTCGTCGTGCTCTCCCGGTGGCTCCGGCGTCGAGGTGTCGCTGCTGGCTCGCTGTGGTCGGTGGGTGATCCCTACAGCCTCGTCAAGCAGTGCGTGCGCCGTCACTCCGGTGGCGCTATCACACCGCACCAACTGCGGCGAGCGTTCGCCGTGCGCTGGCTCCTGGCCGGTGGCTCCGAGGTGTCGCTGATGCGAATCTGCGGCTGGTCATCGAGGGCGATGATCGTGACCTACACACGGGCGAGCGCCGACGTCGTGGCCGAGCAGGAGTTCAGGCGCTTGCTGGGCTGATCGTGAGGCCCGCTCGGGAGCGAGAGATTCGGAAACCCGGAACCGAGCGGGCCTCAGTCGATACAGGGCATCCCGTGGAGCACGGTTTGCGACCCCGAGACTACTCGTCCCAGGGATCGTCCTTCACGACCGGCTCCGTCTCGTTGTGCGCCAGGCCGAACTGCTCGATGCAGTCCATGCACCCGTCCATCGAGCGCATCATGATCAGCATCGACTGGTCGAGGTGCTTGCCGCAGTGCGTGCGCCACTGGCCCTTGACGATGTGCGCCTTGCCGTCGATCTCGACCCACACCATTGGCGGTTTGAACCTCAGCACGGTCATGAGACGTCCCACATCCCTTCCTCTTCGCCTTCCCAGTCGCTGTAGTCGGTGTACGTCGGCTCCGGCAACGTGCCGGGATGCAGCGGGTCGAAGCTGGGGTCGATCGCCTGCAGGCGCTTGACCTCTGCGATCAACGCATTGAAGCGATCGGTGTCACGGCCCTGCCAGTACATCAAGTCGTCGTGCATCTTCTGCTCCAGGGTCGCCTTCACGATCCGCGCCCGCTCACGTTGACGCTCTCGCTTGACGATGTCGTCGCCAGTGAGGCGATCGAGGGAGGTCTGCATCTCCTTGATGTACTGCGACCGTGTCAGCTTCTGCTCGGGCTTCGGCTTCGGTTGCGGTGTCGGCGCACCGAGTCCTTCACGTTGGCGTGTCATCACTGCCTCCGATCTTGGACTCGATGCGGTCGAGCCGCTGCGTGATGTCGGTCAGGGCCTCACGGATGGCGTTCGTGTTCTGGGCGTAGATCGACAGTGGCTTCGGGATCGGGTCTGGTTGCCGCTGCACTGGTGAGTGCTGTGGACGGGGCCGAAGGCCAGGTCGCTGACGCTTCGTCATCAGTCGTCCTCCTCGTCGGTGTACTCCTGGTACACGTCGGCCTGGATGCGATCGAGGTCGATCTTGTAGCGCCGCCAGTTGGTGCCACCCGTGACCGTCAGCCACTCCGCCTTCACGAACATGTGGATCGCCGTGGTCACGGTCTGCTTGTCGGTGCAGGCGCACGCAGCGAGTTGGCGGTAGCTGACGTGGTGCCCACTCTTGCGACCGCCGAGCAGAGCGATCAGCGCCACCAGGACGTGGAACTGGGCGTGAGTGAGCTTGCCGGTGCCTCTTGCGAGCCACAGCGGAATGCGAGCGTAGTTCTCATCCCAATGGCTCTCCTCCTCTTGAGCCGGGGCCTTACGTTTGGCCGTGGTAGTTGCCATTTAGTAACTCCTGACGTTGTGATACCGTTATGAATCTGTGAATGCCTGGGGTGTACCCCGGTTTGCGAATATAGACAGTGAGGGCGCTCTCGTCAACTCGCCGTGCCCAAACTACACCGGGCCAGCACACCGGGTGGGTGAAACCACCCCGTCAACAAATAGCTAACCAGTGGCGAACGACCAGCTAGGAGAGAGTCCACTAGGTGGCGGCGGACTCGGTCGCTGGGAAGCTACTCGCCGCCACCTGAGGGCGGAACTAAGCAGAGAAGTAGCGGTGTCTGCTGAGTAGGACAGTTGGTTACGGCCATGGCAACCGTGGGGGATAGTGGGGTATGGGCACGGCCATCCCCACTGGATACCCCGGTATCACAACCACCCCGGTCCCCTGGATAGATGGGTATGCCCCCGGTAACCCAGGTATGGTTGCCGCCCGTGACCCGCACCGGTACCAACCCGGCCTACCGAGAGGCCGAGTACAAGCGCAACCGCAAGGTGGTGCTGGCCGAGCGCCCGGTGTGTGCGCTCAAGCTCCCCGGCTGCAAGACGGTGGCGACAACCGTTGACCACATCGTCCCCCTCCACCGGGGTGGTGACAACAGCCTCGCCAACCTGCAGCCGTCGTGCGCTCCGTGTAACTCAGCCAAGGGTGGAGCGGACGGGAGAGCGAAGCAACTCACGACTCGCACGGCCAACTCGACCCGACGTCGCGCCGATATGCCAAACCCGACGGCGTTTCTTCGCGGCTCGCAGACAGAGGAC